TCTTTATATTCAACCCGATAGGTAACGCTCCAGCTCTGGATGTCACCGGAACTTGAGTTCTGCTGATACAGACCGTTGTTGAGCCGCAAGTGGATCTCGAACGCTTCCACGTCCGAATCGACCATGGTGTAAATGTAAGGATTGTTTTGCGTGAGGTTGGCACTGACCGGATAAATATTGTGCAGATCCTCGAAATTCGGGATCATGCTTTGATAATTCGTGCCGAAACGTTTGTTGACCGCAACGCCTTCGAAGTTGTCGATGGGGTTATTGTTAAGCTCGATACTTTCTATCGATTCGATCTCGCCTTCGCAGACAGCCAAAAGCACGTTCAAATAATGTTTGTCCCCGTCTTCCCAGAGAAACTGATTGATGATATTGCCGCCCACCCTGTGTTTGCCATACACCACCGCCACCGGAACACCTACATCCTGAATCGTCTGTACGCCGTCCCAGCCGTACGTAGGCGATCCCTCATCCATCCCGGCCGAACCGAGATTGAAATCCGGCATCTTGGGCTGGTTCATGTATTGATAAATCGAATAGCCCATGGAAAGCACAAAGAACGTAAACAAAAACGGATGCGCGACAGCGGCCGCCCAGACCGCTGATATGATGAACGAAATAACGGCCACCACCGGCGCTTGAACTTCCGGCGCGACCACGATCTCGTCGCCCTCTTCAATACGCGAATCAAGATCCTCGATCCGTTTTCCGGTAACGATGACCCTCTTGTCCTTGTAATCGAAGCCGGAATTGTCGAGATATTCGCGCACGGATTTGCTTCTGGAATAAGTGAACTCCAGAACCTTCGCTTCTTCCGGCTTAAACGGATTGTCGATATTACGAACTGATATCATTTTTCAACCTATAGAACCCTTCCGTTTTCCTTTTCCACGAAACATCATCAAGCCGCGACACCACGACCCCCTGCCTGCAACAATGAATAAACCGCCGGTTGCCGAGTACAATACCCGCATGATCGGCCACACCTTTGGAATTGACGAACAATACCGCATCCAACGTCCGCGGCGTCTCTGTACGTTCCCAGTCATGACAGCAATGATCCTTGAAATAATCTTTGCCGTTCAATCCCCATACCCTGCTGTATTCCAGATCCTCGACATCAAACAGCCGATACCCCAGATCAGCATAGACAAACTTGAGAAGTCCCCAGCAGTCCAGCCCTTCCATCGTCCGGCCCCTGTGGCGGTATGGGATCCCGAGATACTTGCCGATGACCGCCTTTTCTACATCACGTAAATCCGGCGCGTCGGCACGGACGGAAACGCCCCGAACCGGTGATAATTCTCCAGCACCTTGCACCGCTGTTTTGTTTTGTTGCATGAAACCTCTCCTCCGATATACCCGCATTCGACCGACTTGAATTTCCACGCGCAGTAATTACGCGCGTACCTGCGCGCGGGCAGATCAACGCCCAACACATCGAACTTGCCGGTCAATGTGAACTCCACGCTTTTTTGATCCGCCGTATAGCTGTCGATGTAAAAAACATCGTCCATATGCGCGTCCGGGTCCGCCAGCCGGTCGGCCCAGACCATACGGATCGTGACTTTCTTCCCGCGCAGATCGAACTGCTCCAAATAGAGCTGAATGAACCGCGATACATTCGCGAGCCGCACCTTGACCTGATCGATCTGCCCCTGATTGTTTTCGCCGATAAACTCGTGCGTGACCGGAAACTTCGAATACACCTCTCCCTGATACGTCACGTCCTGATCGAACCCAGCAACCCTCAAATCATTGATGGAGTCGTACTTTTCGAGGACGTATAAAAAGATGGGCGCGTTCTCCTGCTTCGATTTCTCACTGATAAATGAGGGGCTGACATCTCTCGGCATTACTTCACCTCTATAAAATCGAACTCGAAGTCGTACACCTCATACGCCTTCATCGTGAATTTAAAGCTGTCATCGGAAAATCTGACCGTGTATTCGGTGCCGTCGTTTGGATTTGTCCATGAGAACGACATAAACGCGCCGTACTTACCGGAAAAGAAATTCCGCACAAGTTCCATGTCGGCCTTTGTCCGGTTGGAAAACCTGAGCCGCCACCGGCGTAACGGCGCCGCCCATTTACGCCTGCGCTGTTCAACACCGCTTTCGAACTCCGAAACAAGCGTCTTGAATTCCAGCGTCTCTTCGAAAACAAAGTCCGGCAAATAGACAAAATCGCTCATGCGTAACTCCTGATCACCGAACGGATCTTCCCGTTGTTGTAAATGTCATCGGCAATGGCATTCGACAGCATCTTGCGGTTGCGCCAGACATCCTGCGCGTCCCACGCCTGAATCACCTGATTGACGTTGATAGTGACACCTTCACCGCGCAACGAATCGCCGCTATTAAGCGCGCGAAGATTATCAGATCCTCCTATTGCCCGCATTCCCCTGCGGGAAAGCACGCCTTCGCCTGTTTGCGCGATGATCGGCACCTCATCCGGAGCAAGGCCCGAATGCGCGCGGATAAACGCCCGGTTGCGCTTTTCGACCGTTCCTCCGCTGTGAAATAAACTGGCCACCGGCACACCGAAGATCGTGCCGCCCGCACCGGCCATTGCCGTAAACAATTTGATCAACAAAAGTTTTGCCAAGATATTCGAAATCATCTGCAGAACCGCCCTGCCGAAATCTGCAAACACCTCTTTGACACTGCGAAGCTCGCCTGTAAACGCCTTGAAGAAAAACTGCGAAAAGGCGTTCTGCATGTTGTGCGCCGACTGCTTGGCAAACTCTTCCATGACGTTAAACTTCTGAGTGGCCGCCTCCGCGCTTTTTCCCACATCCTTGGCCACGTTCTTCAATATCTCCGCTGTCTTGTCACCAGTCTCCTTGACCTTGGCAAACACAAGGTCGTACTGCTTCATCGCGTCCCGCGCGCTTTCCTGCGCGGCCAGATTGAACGCCGTGCGCGCCTCCTCAAACCCCTGCGTAAGACCCTCGACATTGAACTGAATCTTGTTCTCTTCCAGCGACTGCGAAAACTTTTCTACCTCCGCTGATGCCTGCCGGTATGTTTCACCGACACTGCCGGGAAGTTTTCCCAAAAGGTCGTAGAACTTGATGAGCGGAACCATGAGCGCCTGAAAAAAGTCAACCGCAAAGCCCAAGAGGCCGTTTAAGGCATTCGTTATTCCCTGAATGAACCCTTTAACCGCCCCCGCGCCGTACTCAAGGATCGTAAAAACGCCCGCCACCAGATGATTGGCAAAACCCTGCAAAAACCCCAGCACCTGCCAGAGCGCCTGACTTGCTTTTTCCATAAAATCGTTCCACTGGGATTTGAGCATCTGCACCTTTTCGTAGCTGGTCATCATCTCGAGATTCACCGCTTCAAGGTGCGATTTGCTCTGCGCGAGAATATGATTGGCCAGAGCCTGTGCCATGTAATATTTCTGAACTTGCTCGACGGTTTTGCCGGTTGCCTTGGCATATTCCTCTGCCGCGTCTTTAAGCGATAACTGAAGCCCGTACGACCTCCTCAAGGTCGTAACCAACCCGCCGGTAACCGCGCTTGAAATATTCTGAAACGCCTCTTCGGTCGTGGTTCCGAATATCCTCGCCTCGGCCCGCGCCTGTTTCACGAGAGCTGTTACCTGATCCATGCTCAAGCCCTGAGCCATGAGCGCCGAGACCTTGTCTGCCACGTTGGAGAAATTAACCGTCTCCTTCGATGCCTCCATAATCGCCTGCCGCATTTTTTGCGCGTCGATGCCGACACTCTCCGCCATGCGGCTGAAACTCTGCTCGATCTGCTGGGCCTTGGCGCCCATTTCCATAAGATCCCACGCCTTGCGAAGCGCCATGATGCTGGCCGTAATGGCCGCGGTGATCGCCAGCCAGTTCTGCTTCCATGCATTGGCAAATCTCTGCAGATTTCCGCGCACGCCTTCAAGGCGCTTGGTCGCCTCGTCCCTGAGGCGCAATATGATCGAGAGTTCTTTATTCGTCATCGTTTAAACCTTTCCCTTCTTTTCTGCCGCTCCGCATCGATTGACTGTAGTTCCTTTTCGATTACCTCAAAGGCATCGAGCATTTTGGCCGACTGATCGATCCACCCGCCCGGATTCGGCAGATACCCCTGCTTATAAAACTGAAATGCCCTTATAAAGCTCGCCGATTGTCTCGTGACGATCTTAAAAGGGCATCCCCGATACCGCGTCCCGTTAAGCTCCCAGACTTCCTGCCCGGGCACTTCATACTCACATCGTATCTTTCTCCCGCTTAAACAGCTCTGGCAGTTCACGGTGAGGCCGCCCAAATGAACCGCCACGATCAGTTTTTTTGCTCGCCCTCCGACAGTTTCGACTCGTTCAAAATGACCTCAGCCAGCTCCTGCCTCAATTCGTTCGGGAACATCGCAATGATCCTGTCCGGAACAACGTTTCTCATCTTGCCCGCGTAATGAATCGTGTCGAACTTAAGCTCGATCGGCTTCTTGGTCTCGGGATCCAAAAAATTCGTCAGGCCCTTCAGCCCGAACTTGATCGCCGTGATCTGCCGCTTGTTCCAGTTGAGTCTGACCTTGGCCTTGTCGTTGGGATTGGTCGAGCTCATCTCATACGTACTGCTTTCATCGTCGACCTCTGCTCTCAACACCGGATCCAAAAGTCCAATATGAAACACGCTCGGATTCTCTTTGTCCGGGTCAAGTTTTGACACATATTCACGCGTTGCATTGACATCAATTCCTGTAAGCATAAGCCGCCTCCTTTTTATAAAAGTAATAATGCAAGTTCATCATCCCCCGGCTCCATCGAACCGGTCAGATCGAACGACGTCTGCGCCAGCTGAATGCCGTCGCGGTCGCCGTCATCGACCTTGTTGTAAACAATGCTGGGCGCGTAGAACCGGAACTTGTTGCCCTCGGTTTCTCCGTACGCCAAATCAAGAACCATCGGCGTATTACTGAACCACTTGGAGAAGAAATCATGCGAAGCAACCGGCACCATTTCCGGATTAAACGACCCCTGCATATCCCGGCCGGTGATCATGTAGGATAAAATCCCCTTCGCATCGTCGATCTTGTCTTTTGAAGCCAGCGTGTTCGATACGTCGATCTCCA